GAGGATAGCTGCACCAGCTGCTGCAACATTTGTCGCATCCGTAACATCGGCAGAGGTTTCAATCCCTGCAAGTTTTGTCTGCTCGGCATTTGAGAACTCATTGGTGTCAGCATTTGCTTCGTATGCCGTCTTGATCTCCGCATTTGATTGATCTGCGGTTGCGCTTGTTTCAATTCCTGCAAGTTTTGTTTGTTCTGCGTCTGAGAACTCATTGGTGTCTGCGTTTGCTTCGTATGCTGTCTTTATCTCTCCATTGCTTTGATCCGCAGTTGAATTATCTTCAACATTCAAAAGAGTCCTAGATTCCGCTGGTGTCATAGCGGATATATTTCCTGAAGCTTTTCTTCCAACAAACGTAGAAGCCCCTACCGTCAAAGGGAGCGGAGCATTGTCGGTGGTCGCAGCTAGAACAGTATTCGCGTTGTAATCCGTCTCCATCACCGCTCCTACTGAATCTATGCTACCCGCAGTAATTGATCCTTTAGTAAGTTCACCCCATAATGCGCTTGCTACCGTATCATCTAAGCAGATAAAAGCTTTATCTAAGCTTACGTTTACCCATAATGACCCTTCCCCATACCCTGAATCAGAATCATCGGTAGATACTGGATCTGCAGTGGCATCATATTTGTTCTTTCCGCTGACAACCGGAAGAATAACATCATTCCCACCGGTTTTCCTCCGCATCATGAGATCCCCATCACTACCTGAACCAGTTCCGTCACTTTGCCAGATAACAGATCGGCCCTCTGTAGGGATTGACGGGTCAGAAGCCTTTTCATGAAACTTTAAAAGTCCATCGTCATCGATGCCCCTGTCGGCAAGAAAGACTTTTAAAATATCCTGATTGAGCATAGAAACACGATCAAGCGCGGCCTCATGGGATGCCGCAGGAAAAGCGGAGTTAGCTGTATAATCTACAGATTGCGTCTGAGCGACTTTTCTTTTGATAGTGAGGGTTTGACCGGAAGCAGGAGCAGTTACCATTGTTATCGTCCCTCCAGCCTCCACACCAGCCCCTGCTACGGTATAATGCGTTGTGATAATCTGAGTGACATCTACCCCCGTAGAATCTGTTGTGAGTGTTACCTCCAGATCCGCATTAGCGGTAAACATATTGCTAAAAGCAAAGGCTGTAGTCGAGCCATTACCTGCATAAGAAATTTGTCCTCCAGTTGTAGTAAGCATTATACAGAAAAGTCTATAATAGTTTTAGTTTTAGTAACCCCTCCGGCGGTAATCTTAATCATTATATCTCCATCATCCCCTGAACCTGACCCATTTGATTGCCAGATTACAGACTTCCCCTCACCCGGATTAGCAGGGTCGGCGTTCTTCTCATGGAATTTTAATAGATCGTCAGTATTCAATCCCCTATCGGCTAAGTAACCAGTTAAAAGTTCTTGAGCTAACATGGATACCCGGTCTAAGGCCGTCTCATGGGATGCCGCAGGGAAGGAGGAATTAGCGGTATAATCCGTAGATTGTGTCTGAGCCGTCTTACGCCTAACAGTAAGCGTTTCCCCTGAAGCCGGAGCTGCAACCATCGTTACCGTCCCTCCAGCCTCTACACCCGCTCCAGCTACTGTGTAATGCGTTGTTATAGTCTTAATAGTGTCTACTCCTGTAGCATCGATAGTCAGAGTTACCTCTAGATCCCCAGCGGCAAGAAACATATTGTTAAAAGCAAAAGCTGTAGTGGACCCATCCCCTGTATAGGAGGCTTGTGAATTAGTTGTTGTAAGCATTAGAAGATTCCTCGTTGTGCCGCTTCACTCGGAGAAGCGAAAAACTCTTGTGAATTTTGTTCCTCTACCTTTGATTCTAGCCTATCAAGACTTCCCGGATCAAGCATTTCTTGTATATTATACCATAAAAGGTAATCTATGACAGGTTTTGTGTAGAAGAGGTTATTGAAGGGTATATTGCGTTTAAGTAATTTTGCGCTGTCTTTTGTCAGATCCTTGAAGTCCGTCTCCCCAAATGGGAACTTTCCTATATCTGTCAGCAACGCGGCGGCATTGGGCAATTGCCCAAAAGTCGGGCCGGACACGCGGGATAAAAAATTGTTATACCCTTTCTCATACTCATTAAATATAAGATCCCCATAAATACCCAGACCGCCCCCACGTAAGAGAGAATCTCTTAATACACTCCAATTTATCGACCCGTCGGGATCGGTTAATTTTCTCGGCTTTCTCCCTTTTAACGCCTCCCGGATAGTGAGAGAGACATACCCACCAATTGTTGTGAGAGCTACCACTTGAATCAGACGGAAATTCGCGGGGCCTCGGCTTATCCAATCCATGATGCCCTTAGCGTTATTCTCTCCGTAAAGACCTTTACCGTAAAATTCCCGTTTCATAATCTTTGTGTAAACGGTTATAGGGAAGCTTTTAAATTGGAAAAACAATCTGCTTGCTATCCCTTCGGGGGTTCCCGCTTGTAAGGCTAATGTAGTAATCCGTTTTTCTTTTGATCCGGGGCGTAGAACCGCTTCATCTTTTGTGTCTGACAACCATCCCCGGAACTTCCCCTCTAGCTCATCACGGAATCGCGCTCGGCCTATACCTGTTGCCCGTTCGCCTCGGGCTTCCATAAGGTCACTAATCACATTAGAAGGGATCATTTCTACCCTATCCGGAGTGACATAGGTATAACCTCCGACATCATCATACTTATGCACCCTTATCGCATCCCATTCGCCCCCTGATATATCGAACCTATCCATTTGATTTCGCATATTAACCGGAAGGTTATCTATAGCGTTATCCGCCTGTCGGCCCCATTCTATAGTCATCATCCTTGTAGAGGCTCCGGTATGTATGTCATTCCACCAATTCATGCCCCCTAATTTAAATAAAGCTTTTTGAATATTGAATAAAAACTTATTTGTTCCTGTCTCTTGAGCTGAAAATCGGGTAGACACTTCGGCAAGAAAACTATCAATCATCGCCCCGTTTGCCCATAAGAACTCTTTCTCCGCCTGAGTTTTTGGAAGGAATAATCTAAATTGCTCAATAAAAGTATCCATATTCCGGAGACCATTATACGTCATAGTAGTTTGAAAAAATGCTTTATCAGGGATAGCCGCCAAAAGGATAGCCCCCATATTAGCGGAAGTTACTATTGAGTTCCATCCGGCATGAACTCGGTGAGCCGTTATGTTTTCGGGTATATCTATACTCCCGTCTATCGTATCAATTACTTTAGTAAACGACCCCTGTTGCAGGGAATCTAACTCCGGCGAAGGCCCGCCTAACTCTTCGGCTGTCTCATTCTTTAAATCTTCAACAAGGTCTAAAAATGTCTGCCGCGGGTTCGGCCCCCAATCCTGCATAAGACCAATTGTTCCAGCTGCCTTCCGTAGTTCAATAGTTATTCCCTCACGGAGGGTATTAGTTCCAAAATTCTTATTATACTCAAAAGCCGACTTGCCGTCTTTAAAATGTAACAACCGCCGCTCACTGACAGATTTTGCCAAGGAGCCTGTCCCGGAATAGGTTTGGTTTATTTCCGCCGCGTCTCCTAACCTTGGAGTAGTTGAGTGCTGATCTGTAGTGATGCCCTTCCATACCCCTCTTAAAAATTTATCTTTGTTTTTTCCTTCAAACGTCCGGAGATCGTCCAACATGGGGATGATCTCTACCGCCCATGCCTTAAATGCGGCCTCATTGCCTTCTTTTGTCCCCACTTTAAATTCCTCCGGGGTGTAGTGTCGGATCAATTTTATTTTATCGTGCGTCTGACGCATGACATGATCCGGTAAGAAATGGATAAATGCCCCATGCCTGTTTTGCATCTTAACAAGATCTTTCTGAATTTCCATCCACACCTCCGCAATGTTTTGCGCGTCCTTATTTCCGGAAGATCCGAAACCGTCCATGATTTCTAAATATACTTCCTCATCCACTAACCCGCGCTTAAACACATCTAGGACTCCCCCTTTAGATAATCGGGAAAGTAATGTCCCGTAAAATTGATCAAGGAGCCTGTTCTTTTTTGTGTTCGTAGAATCCCTGCCCCCGGTAATGTCTTTCGCCGTTCCTTCCATTGCTCCCATTAACCCCTCGCCGGGAGTGTCGAACCGGGCAATCTTCTTACGTTGCCGGCGAACCGCTCTGACCGTGAGCATGGCATTACGCCGTCTTATCTTGGCTACGAGATTTTCTTCTCGTTGCATACGCCCCGCTACGTCCTGTAATACAGATTCTATGTCCGACCCCCTCATGTTTTCCGGGTCGATACGCGCCCTTACCGCATCCACTATTTCTTGTGCTTCTGCCGGAGTAAATGCCTTTTTTGACACTTGCGTTATTCTTTTGATACAATCTGTAAAATCTAATGCCATTATATAACCTTTCCTCTAATACAATCTATGCCTGCTTTTATTCCTTTTTCCCTATCAGGAACATTTACCGTTTCACTCTCTATATAACTCCGTTCAACAGGAGAGAATGTATCTTGCGCCTGTTGCATGTCCTGTATCTTTTTCCTTACCTGAGAAACAATCTGTTCCGCGCTTTGCCCGGGTTCCCCTGACCCTTTTATTGGTTTATCTCCCAACGCCCGGTTTATTGATCTAGCCGCTTTCTGTGCATTTCCTAAAGAGGGAGAAACCTCAAAATCATCCAAGGCTTGAACCGTATCTTTTTCTACCGATTGTAAATTATTTTTAAACCCTTCCGCCTGATTCCTGAATTCTAATTCTAAATCATCCGCTTCCTGTCCTAAAATATCAATGCTTCTTTGAATATCTGTATCCGGATTTAGCCTCATCTCTTCTATGTCCTCTACCTCAGTAACAATATTTTCCGGAGTATCTGGTTTCTGAACCCTTTCCCTTACCTCTTCCTCCTTACGAAGTTCAGACAGCTTCTCCCCACGCTCGTTGATCACCTCCCCTATCTTTTTCTTGTCTGCGGGATCAGTTACATCCCAACCACGTTGTGCCGCTATAACATTAGGGTCTAGGGAAATGAGATCATCCCCTACTGTGTTTGGCTGGTCATTAAGAGTCTGGGAAATAGTTAAAACATGCGCGTTCGCATGCGTTTTATAATTGGCTTGAAGAATACTATCAGATATTTTACCAAATCCTGCATGGAGGGTAGCTCCTAAAATAGCTGAAAACCCGAAATTCATCATCGTATCTTTTAAATTATAATTAGAATCTTCCAGCCATGCGGGAGTGAGTACAAATGGTTCCACAACCGCCGCTCCTACTGAACCTTCGATCACGCCTTTAGCTATACGTCGGCGGGTTATTCCCTCGCCTAATACCTCGAATACTTTTTGGTTAAACTTTGTCTCATCATATAACCCTAGGGCGACTCTCGCTCTTACTCCTCCCCACGCCTTTGATCCCGCTTTTAAACTTTGAGCGGCCTTCGCCGATCCTATTACAGGGAAAAACATAGAGCCTAAATTGATTGGGTCGATTGCTGTTGCGAGAAGCCCTACCCCAAATGACCCCGCCATCCTCCAAACACTTGACGTACCATGCTGAATAACATACTCCCGACCTATTTCCTGTCGTTTGCGCTCATGTTTATATCGGGCCGCTGTTTGATATATCGGGGAATCAAAAGATAGTTGTCCATCTATACCATATATCCGGTTTGCTTCATCTTTATCTAATAACGGGCCTGAACTTAATGACTCAAACTTTTCGCCTAAACCAAAAGAGTTTGTCTCTTCCATAAATAATTCAGTCATCCTTTGAATCCCCATAAAAGGAGAGTGATAGAATGCATCTTTTGCAACCGCCGTAAAATAATCCACCGTTCCGGGAATTGGGGCGGCGGGTACAAACTGGGAATTGCTTGCCCTCGGTTGCCAAAGAGGTATCGCTGACATTATATTTCGAGAATTCCGATTAGTTTTTTAACTTCTTTTGAGAACTCCTCTTCTGCCATATCAGGAAGTTCAAATTCTTCATGCTCCTTGCGAACAGGTCTTCCTGAAGCTGTCCATTCAATCTGTTCTCTACTCATTGGGTCAATCGATGTTGGAGTTTCAAGCGGAGATACTTCTCCTGTCCCCAAATAAGTAGAAAGTCCTTTTGAAATCCGTTGTCCTTCCTCTAAAGACCTAACAGGGATAAAATCCTGATTTTCAACCGCTATTCGTTGTGCTTCTCTTAATTCCTTTTCCTCAAGGTTTCCTGAAGAGTCCTTACGTATAGTGGGAAATACCATCCATTGTCCTGACCTATCGTCCCTTTCAACTGCTGTAAGAACCGATGAATCACCAATACTAAGGTCCTCACTAATCGCCCTTTCAACCCAAGGGTATTCCTCCCTTAAGGTAGTAATCTCACTCTCTAAAAGGAAATCGAAGGCCCCTCTCGCTTCAACTGATTTAAGTGAAATAGCCGCTCGCGCATCTTTGTGTTTTCCATACATGCTAAATACCCCCGCTTGGCGGATAAGTTCTTGCTCACTCA